ACTGCAAAATACCTTGGCTGTGTTGAGCGTCTAAAACGGCAACATTATTTGTGTAGCTTTCAGTTGCATTGGATATTTTTAATCCTCTGCCAGTAGTTCCTGCAATGTAAGCAACGCCTGACAGGTAAAGGTCTTTGAAGCGTACAGCAGAAGAACCTAAATCAGTGTCCGCATCACTTGTAGTTCCGTCGCTATCACAAGGAAATATTCTTGTTGCAGTTCCGTCAAAAGCAAGCCCAGCGTTGTTGTTATCGCAAATATAAGTAATGTCATTATATTGGACACCAATACTACCGACTGAGGTGCCGCTACGAGTAAAGCTAATAAGTGAACCATCGTTACCTGTGCGATTAATGAACGCAGGTGTCTGTTGATATGCTGATATAGCCATCCACCCAGCTGGATTTACTTGAAAACCGTTGTCTGCTGTTGAGTCAGCTGAGTTGTTGTAAACAGTAGTATCAGTGGTACCAACAAGCAAGTTTTGCGATGAATCGACGCGGAAGGCTTCTGAGCCGCCTGTACGAAACTTCATTAAATTAGTATCAAAATCTATAGAAGTATCGGCATCACCGTTATGAATAATAGATTGTCCTACATATAAATCTGTTGGGACAGTTACGTGAGAATTAAATATTGCACCGCCAAAATCTGACATATCAAGGGTTAGGGCTGTAATGGTTGAGCCGCCATCATTGCCTTTAAAAACAATGTCGTCATTTGCTTGAACGGTTTGAAACCCAAATGCAGTAGCGTCTGTAAATATTTCTCCCTTTATGGTTCCATTTCTTTCAAAGTCAATTAATCCACCATTACTTGAAGAGCCTAGTGTAAGAGTGGTATAGCCAGAGTAGGTGTTAGGGGTCGCACCAATACCAACATTCCCGCTAGCGTCGATACGCATGCGTTCTGCATAAGTAGAGCCATCTGATGTGCTTACTTGACCAAATGACAGGGCTGACCCAGAATCTGTAAATAAACGATGAACACCAGAAACAATACCCAAACCACTTCTTATGTTGCCAGAGTGATAGGTATGAAGGGTTTGTCCATTTGAAGGTATGTTTGCACCAAAGGACAAAGGCGCAGACGGACTGCTAGTGCCAATACCCAACGACTCCGCAGAAGCATCCCAGAACAACTTAGGCGTTGTGCCAGTGTCTTCGTAGAAGCTGATGTCGCCGTTGTTGGCAATGCGTAAACGCTTCTTATCAGATGTTTGTAAATCAAGAGGTAAATAACTACCGCTTGAGCCATAGGATGTGCCTAAAGTGGCGGAAGAACCTGTGTTACCTATGTAAGTAAAGGAATCTGTAGATGATGCTCTAGCTACAATTCCATAGTTTCCTGTCTCAGTTTGTGCTGACCACAATGCTCCTGCTGTTGCAGGTACGCCAGTAGGACGAGTCGTTAAATTTACAAATGCAGTCCCATCAACAGTAAGCCCATCCATCGTGGCTGCGCCAGTAACGTCAATGCCTGTGGCGGTTGTGGCTAGTTTGGGTGCGTTGTCGTAGTAAAGAGTAACTGCTCCGTCTTTAACAGCGTTAAACATTACATCTCCACCACCCCACATTTGAACACCTGCACCAGCAGTTTTTAAAACTAAGTCTCCAGTACCACTATCATTGACATAAGAGTTAGACCCATCATGATAAATCTGTAGGTCAGAGCCAACGCCGAAGACAGCCTTGTCATTGTCACCAAACGCAATGTCTGTACCACCAGTAGCGTTACCGTTAGCAAGGACTTCAGCGAGTGTGTCTGCTGTAGCAACTTGGCTGTCTACGTACGCCTTGATTGACTGCTGAGTAGCCAATGCCGTAGCACTGTTACCTGACATATCGTCTTGGTCAAGAATGTCTGTGACTGTGACAGCGCCTGTGCCTGACAGTCCGTCAAACTCTACGGTACCGTTAGCAGTAACACCTGCAAAGGTTGGAGAGTCAGTAGTAGCTACGCCTTGGTTTAATGCCTTGACAGAGGCTTCACTAGTCAGCTCAGAGTCCATCAACGCACCAGCGGCAGTAACATTGGCTGTGTCTGTTACGTCTGCTGAAGCTTCGATAGCATTTAACTTAGTATGGTCAGCGTCCGTAAAGACATTGGAATCTGTTGCCGCTTCTACTGCGGCTCTAATCTCTGCATCAGTTTGGTCAGCAGTAGCACTAGCTTCGATACCGTCCAGCTTTGTTCCGTCTGTAGCAACATCACGTCCGTCTACTGTGCCACCTACAGTAATGTTACCTGTAGCAGAAACAGTAGTAGCAGAAACTGCGGCAGGAGTAGCACCACCAATGACAGTCCCGTCAATCGTACCGCCGTCAATGTCTGGCGTGTTTACATCAGGAGACGTAAGTGTTTTATTAGTAAGAGTCTGTGTACCAGTAAGCGTTGTTACAGTACTATCAATAGCAAAGGTTACGGCATTGCCTGAGCCAGACGTGTCAACGCCTGTACCGCCAGTAAATGTTAGCGCCTCAGAGTCTAGATCAATGCTTAGCGCACCGCCTGAGTCAGCTTGGAAGTCTAAGTCTTGTGCAGTAACTTGTGAGTCAACGTACGCTTTTACGGACTGTTGAGTCACAAGCGCTGTAGCACTGTCTGAAGACAAATCATCTTCATCAAGAATAGTCGTAACTGTAGAGCCAGAAGTTAATGTAAGACTATCAACATTGGCAGTCCCATCAATATAAAGATCTTTAAACTGAAGGGAAGAAGTACCCAGATCAATATCATTAGTAGTAACAGGAACAACAGAGCCGTCTTGAATTCGAATTTGTTCAACTGCTGCACTAGAAACCTCTACATAAAAACCTAAACGATTATTAGTGCTATCTACTTCAATTTTATTTAAAAAGTCTAAATCACCAATCTTAAAAATGTTTCCACCTTGACCGGCAGTACCGTCGTGTCGGTGGCCTGTAGTAGAAGCTGAAGTACTTGAATATGTAAAAGCATTTACGAGTTGATTGTATTCGTCATTAAACAATGAAGATGTAATCGTATCGCCATCACTAAACGTGCTTTGTCGAGTGTAATTCTGAGCCATGTTTATCTCCTACCTGATGGCATATAGTCTATATAAAGACCATTAACTGCGTATGGTGCGTTAGTGTCTGAACTACTAACTCTAAAACTTACTGTGTTTCCACTTCCTTCTACAGGCTGTCGAACCATTGGATCATTGCTTGCACCAAAAGTTGCTACGTTAAAAACAGCACTTCCAAAAATAGCTGGAAGAGGAACAGAATCTAAAACATAATCTGGAGGCTGTGGAATATCTGTATCTTCATAATCAAATCTCATACGAAGAGTTGGCTGAATCTCACCTTCTGGGCTAAGAGACAACCGTGCATACTTAACTGTTTTACGTGTACCAATATCACCAAAGTCAAAGTTTGGTGTTTGATAAATAGCTTCTATGCTTGAAGATATACCAGCAGAGTTAAAAGCAGCGCCTGTGTCATGATTATAAACATATCCGTCTTTATCACCATGAAAAGCTTTTTCAACTCCATTACTGTCAAATCCCGTTGTTAGTCCCATAGCCTGAATGCCTAGTGTTTCAGCCCATTCAAAACCATTAGGTGTAAACGTACCTATAATTCCTTTAGAAACAAGTGCACCTGATGTAATGTCTGTATAAAATAAACGATACTGAGACTTAGATCGTAGTACACAGCTATCAATTCTAAAAGTATTAATTAAATTTGCTATGTCTCCAACAATACTTTGAATTTGTCGAGACACAGAACTTAATTCAACGTCGCCAATACGAGCTGTACCTGCAATAGTACGAATACCATCAGGACTTAAAAACAAAAGGTCTCCACCAATTTCTTGAATACTATAACCTGAAAGACATCCTACGTTTTCTGTAATAGGATCTATACGAATATTTTGAGCATCATTAATATTTATAAGTTTATGAATACTATTTTTAGCGAATACAATCAGATCTGTACGAAAACCACGAATGCCTTGAATTTGATCTGATATAACTACTGCGCCAGCGCCTGTGCCGCTAAAGTCCGTAGGATCATTATAAATACTATAGTATACAGTGTTTAAATTATTTTCTACACCTGCTGCAATTAAGTGGTGATCATGGCTTGTGACGTACTTAACGCCATTAGTTCCAGCTACCGTTACTTCCTCTAAGAAAAAAGTTCGTGTAGATAAAGCACCTGTTCCTTCCATCCGAAACACTAAAGGCTTGTTTGCTCCGTCTGCAATTACTAGCTGTCCATAATTAAAGGTCGCACCTT